ATCAACATTCTCATCAGATGCCGCAGGTATAGGTTTATCAATGTCAAACCTTAGAAGTAAAGAAAGTAGAATATCAACATCCGGTGGATACGCAGGAGGACTATTAAAATATCTTAAAATTGTTAACGAATCATTAAGATTCTTTAATCAACAAGGTCGTAGACCGGGTTCTGCGGCAATATACATAGAACCTTGGCATAAGGATATTTTTGATTTGTTAGATATTAAAAAGAACACAGGTGCTGAAGAATTAAGAGCTCGTGATTTATTCACGGCACTTTGGATACCTGACAACTTTATGAGAGCAGTAAAAAACAATAGTGATTGGTATTTGTTCTGTCCTAATGATATTAAAAAGGCGGGATTGAAAGGGTTACAAGAATGTTATGGAGAAGAATATGAAACGGTTTATAATAATGCTGTTAGTCTTGGTTTAGGTAAAAAGGTTAAAGCTCAAGATATATGGACTAAAGTTATTGAATCACAAGTAGAAACTGGTGTTCCTTACTTATGTTCTAAAGACAACGCTAATAGTAAAACAAATCACCAAAATATTGGAGTAATAAAGCAATCAAATTTATGTAATGAGATTTACCAATATACAGATGAAAAGACAACAGCTATCTGCACATTATCATCAATGGTTTTGAAGAACTTTATTAAGTCTGGTAAGTTTGATTTCGAACTATTATTTTCTGAGGTTAGAAAGGTTGTAAGATCACTTAACAAGGTTGTAGACATTAATAACTACTCAACTGAAAAAGGAAGAAAAGGTGGTTTAGAACAAAGAGCAATAGCCATCGGTACACAAGGTTTAGCGGATGTATTCTATTTAATGGATTATATCTTTACATCTGAAGAGGCAAAAAAACTAAATAGAGATATTTTTGAAACTATTTACTACGCATCAATCTATGAGAGCAACCAATTATGTATGAACGGTAGTTACAAACCATATGACTTCTTTAAAGGTTCACCAATGTCACAAGGGACATTCCAATTTGATATGTGGGGTGTTGATGAAACAAAACTTTCAGGAATGTGGGATTGGAACAAACTTAAAGAAAGTGTTAAATCATATGGAGTATGTAACTCATTATTCACAGCTCAGATGCCTGTTGCATCTTCTGCGAAAATTACAGGGTCTTATGAAATGACAGAACCAGCACATTCTGCGATATTTAATAGACGAGTTGTTGGGGGAGAGATTATGATTGTAAACAAATACCTCATTAACGATTTTGAAAAAATAGGTATTTGGTCTGAAGATTTGAAAAATGAAATCATTTTCAATGAAGGATCGATTCAAAATATTAATTTCAACAATTATTTAGACCCTGAGGATAAAAATTACAATAAGAAAGTTAAACGAATTGAACACTTAATACCAAAGTACAAAACAATTTGGGAGATTTCACAGAAACAACTAATTGATATGGCTGCAGATAGAGCACCATTTATTGACCAATCACAATCAATGAATATCTATATGTCCAACCCAACTTTATCAAAGATTACCTCATCACACTTTCACTCTTGGGAAAGTGGATTGAAAACACTTTGTTATTATGTTAGAACGAAGGCGATTTCAACAGGAGCAAAACACTTGGCTATGGACATCTCTAAAAGAGAAAAACCAAAAACAACACCAGAACCACCAAAGGTAGATTATTTGAATTTACCACAAAAACCTGAGAATTCTGATTTTGAATGTTTTGGTTGTTCATCCTAATCGCGACACTAATCCCGACACTATGTCGGGATTTTTTATTTAATAACTATTTATTGAAAATATCGCGACACTATATTTATCTAATATGGCAAACGGAATTACATATGGTTTAAATTTCCCATTAAGACAGAGTCTACAGGGAAAATATGTTTCATTAACACAAACACCGGATGAGGAAATAAGGGCTAATCTTGTTCACCTTTTATTAACAAGAAAAGGGTCAAGATATTATCTACCTAATTTTGGAACTAGACTTTATGAATACATTTTTGAACCTTTGGATGGGGATACGTTTTCAACACTTAGAAGTGAAATAGAAGAATCAATTTCAACATTTATTCCAAATTTAACTATACAAAATATAAGTATTGAGCCATATGTAAATGCGGAACCATCTTTAGGTGAATTAGTTGTGCCTGAGCAAGACATTCCTGTTTATGCGGTACCAGGGGCTAATACTGAAGAATACACCGCAAAAATAAAAATAGAATATATTGACGAAAGTAGTGCTTTCGGTACAAGACAATTCGTTATTATCAATTTATAAAACATGGCAAATAGAAGGATAGCTTACACTGATAGAGATTTTGAAGCACTAAGACAAGATCTAATCGATTACACACAACAGTATTATCCAGAGTTAATACAAAATTTTAATGATGCTTCCGTTTTTTCTGTTTTGATGGATTTGAATGCTGCAATAGGGGATAATTTACATTTCCATATCGATAGAAGTATTCAAGAAACTGTGTTACAGTTTGCACAACAGAGATCATCAATATTTAATATAGCCAGAACCTACGGTTTAAAAGTACCTGGGTTTAGACCTTCAGTTGCACTTGTAGATATATCAATTACAGTACCAGCATTTGGAGATTCTGAAGATGTAAGATACCTTGGAATATTAAGGGCGGGTGCGCAATTTAATGGTGGTGGTACAACATTCGAAACTGTATATGATATTGATTTTTCAACACAATTCAACAGAGAAGGATTTGTAAATAGAACAAAAATTCCACAGTTTAGTGATAACAATTCTGCACCGACAAGTTATATTATTACCAAAAGAGAAATTGTCGTTAATGGAAGTACACAAGTTTTCAAAAAAGTTATTACACCTGCTGAAGTAACACCATTTTACGGTTTCTTTTTACCTGAAAAGAATGTATTAGGTGTAACTTCTATTATACAAAAAGACGGAACAAATTACCAATCTACACCATCTTTTTCCGAGTTCCAAAGTTCACCAAATAAGTGGTATGAAGTAGATGCGTTAGTTGAAAATACGGTTTTTATTGAAGACCCAACAAAACCAGTTGATGAAGCTGGTGTTAAAGTTGGTAAATATATCAAAACAGATAATCGTTTTATCACTGAATATACACCTGAAGGGTTTTTAAGAATTCAATTTGGTAACGGTACTGTAACACCTGAAGAGCAGTTAAACCAATTTACCACTACAGGAGTTCCACTTACTATACAAAATTATCAAAATAACATAGGGTTAGGATTAACCGTTAAGGCTAACACTACAATATTTGTACAGTATAGAACAGGTGGTGGATTAGCTAGTAATGTTGGGGTAGGGTCAATAAATCAAGTTGGATTAGTTGATTTTGCGGTCAATGGTCCATCTTCTGTTATTAACAATAATGTAACACAATCAATACGTGTGAGCAATGTTACTGCTGCGATAGGTGGAGCTAACCAACCCTCAGTGAATGAAGTTAGAAACATGGTTACATATAACTTTGCGGCACAAAAAAGAGCAGTAACTATAAATGACTACAAATCTTTAATAGATACTATGCCTGGTCAATATGGTGCTCCTGCTAAAGTTTCTATAACGGAATTCAATAATAAAATTTTAGTTAAAATATTATCTTTTGATGCTCAAGGAGCGTTAACTCAAATAGTCTCTAATAATTTGAAAACAAATTTAGCAACATATCTATCCAAGTATAGAATGATAAACGATTATATATCAATCGAAGTTGCGAAAGTTATAGATTTAGAATTTGAGTTTTTTGTTGTTTTAACCGCCGCTGGATCACAAAGCCAAGTAATCACTCAAATAATTAACAATGTCACAAACTATATGGCACCATCAACAAGGGAACTTGGAGAAAATGTTAATGTATCCGAAATAAGACAATTAGTACAAAGTATTGAAGGTATTAATAGTTTGGCAGAAATAAGAGTATACAATAGGGTTGGTGGTCAATACTCTTCTTCCGAAACATCACAAAGATATATCGACAACAGTACTAAACAGATTGAATTAATTGACGATACTATATTTGCAGAACCAGACCAAATTTATCAAATAAGATTCCCAAATAAGGACATAAAAGTTAGAGTTAAAAATCTAACTAGTGTAGATTTCATGTAAGATTATTTATTTTACAAAATGACATACTACTTTTAAAATAGTCAATTTGACTATTTATTTTTAAACGATACTATGTCCAAAAGCTATAGAATTAGAACAACACCTGGAATTGATAAAAACATCAGAATCGATATTCAACAAGATTTTGACTTGATTGAAATTTTATCATTAAAATTAAAACAAGAAGATGTTTATACTCGTTTTTGTGCCGATTATGGTGTTGTAGTTGGAAGAGTAATTGCGAATGGTGGGTACGGTGTACCAAACGTATCAATATCAGTATTTGTACCTTTAACGACTGAAGATGAAAATGACATTGTCATTTCAACCCTTTACCCATATAAAACGGTTTCAGATAAAAATGATGAAGGTTACCGTTATAATCTTTTACCTTATGTCCAAGAATATGGTGGACACACACCAACCGGTACTTTTCCTGACATAGAAGATGTCTTGAACAGAAAAGAGGTCTTAGAAGTATATGAAAAATACTACAAGTACACTGTAAGAACTAATGAAAGCGGAGACTTTATGATAGTTGGTGTGCCACTAGGAA